TTAGATGCAGAGGGTCTATCTGCCTCAATTCTCCTTCTGGAGAACGGAGAAGAGATAGAGACTTGCCTAAGGCAGCGTATCCATCCAGTGGATCAGTGTAATACACTGGTTCGACCACCCACGCGTTAACTTCTACGCGGTGGAGTCTCTTATTCCATCTTCCGAAGGAATAAGAATTAACGAAAGGGATACGACCAAGTGCTGTACTTGTTTCAGAAACATAGGGAAGTTTCCCTAGAATCCGTTCGACACTCTTATAGAGATATTCGGACGTGCGAAAATAGCCTCTCTGATTAAACAGGTTAGCTGTTTTCGCATAAGAAATAAGCTCAGACACTTGCCGCCTGTGATTCGGACGCGGAACTCGGACATATGTCGGAGTGACATCATGTCCCATAAACGCATCTTGTCCACAAGATTCACGGAATTTACCGTGCCAATAACTCTTGCGGACATTCACCTTACAGCTGTATTTCTGTAGATGATCAATCACAGTTACTGCAGCATCTGCGGGGACAATTATATCGTCACCGTAGACGTACACCTTCTTACAAAGTTCTTTCACGTTGTAAGAAGTTACAGGAAGGTTGTGAAATCTCAGTAAAGCCACTACACATATAGTGTAGAAATACATTGACTCTACTGGAAAACACAGAGCACTACCCATGGAAGCGAACTTCCTTAACGAGATTATCTCGCCAGAGGGAAGTTGCGCCGACTTGGATCGACATGAATCAATCGCCTCCATCAATGATGGATGTGACTGAAACATGGAAAGAGCCAAACCATGTGGAACACGGTCTGACGCTTCTTTAAGATCAATGGTTGCCATTGAACCGTCGATCGAAGCCTCGAGAGCCATAGCGCGATTAATGGACTGGTCTCGGAAATTAATCCTACCCCCAGCCCATCGCGAATTTTCGATTCGAGTATATAACTCGGCCCGAATAGCCTGTTGTGCATATTGCATGCAAACGGGTTCTATGGCGATCACCCGTGGACTCTTAGCTGTCTTCGGAACAGTTACAACTCTTACGGGTTGTTCTTCTTCCGGAGATACGAACGTAACCGACTCGAATTCCTCTTCTAGGGCGGCTCCCAGTGGGAGACCAAATCCTAAGAAAGGGAAGTTAGATTCGAGACGTTCGTGCCACCGTTCGAAACGGAATTTCTGATTTCCAGATATCCGTTCGGCGGTAACACCCGGTCCATGCTTCGGCTCAAGCTCGTCGGTTGTAATACTACCGATGATACTAGGCCAAATATGACTACTAACAGATGCAAAAGCGTCTGCGTCGTCTTGCTGTAACCGGTGCGCTTCGAGGTCGTGCTCAGAAGAGATGAACCCCTCAATTGCTGCTGCTTCTCGATCTGAGGAGCAGGCAATACCGAGCTTGTTGAAGCAGAGGCAGATTTGTCTGACAGCTGCGACAATACTTGCACGGTAACGAGGGGAACAATCTGACTGAGGAGTAATTTCTTCAGAAACGACTTCATCTCTAATCCTTCCTGTCTCCCTGTCAAAAAGCAGAGCGAGCATACCTTGCAAAAAAGCAGGGATTGCTCCGACTTTACGGAAACTCCGGAAAGCCGTTGGCTCTATTCGCCCGATAGCCAGACTTTGTTGAAAGTCTGAGCAAAAATCGGGGAGGGTAATCGTTAAAAACGAAATACCTTCCTTTTTGACACGTGACTCGATGGTTTCGATGTCACGTAAATCGGAGACGTTAGCAGTACACAACCCACAGGAATCGTAGTATACGTACCTGTGGAGCTCTAACAGGTCACTCACGTGGCTTTTCACATTCCCTCCTTAATAGGGGGTTGAATGTCCAGCTACGTTGATCGCCTCCCCCACAGAGTGGGGTACAAACTATATACCACCACTGAAGAGGAAGCCTCTTCGACTAGTGTTCACTAGCGAGGAGCTTGCCTTGTGCAGTGGCATCAAACCAGGCCATAAGGCCTGCACAGGCGTCCTTCAATTGTGTTGATGTAAACCCGAAAGCGGGTTGATCAATCACAATGTATACACCAGCAGAAGCATACTGATTAGCCGCAGTTAGCGGGTCAGCAGCCACGATTCGGCGATCAAGCCGAATCATACGCTGGGTTCGATTACCAGACTTACGGTGGGAAATCGTAAAACGATATTCCTCATCTGCAGTCTGATAGATCGATTTAAGTCCATCGTCAGAAATTCTGACTAAAGACTTTGCGGAGCCTGCAATGGTAATAGTTTGTGGATCGGCAAACAAAGTAGTTGACCTCCTTCAAGCTTTTTGGAGTGTTAATTACTAGGCAGGTATTCCCTTACTCAAGGGGAACCGTAGCCTTGGCCTAGCAGAGCGAAAGATCCTAGAAAATCCGGGTAATACCCAGAGAAACTAAGATCAGTTGTTGACGGAGGCTTAATTCTTGTGCCTCCGTGGAAAATCCGAATGGATTGGCTTCTGTGCGAACCTTCGAGTCAATAACTTGACTCCAGGAACAATGAACGGGACCATTCTTTAAATGAATAGTCGATTCGTTCATCACGCGGACTTCTGTTTTCCGCATCACAAAAGCTGATTGGGCGACTATGTTGTCTGTACTCATAGTGCTGATATTGTCAATGACTTTACCCGCATTAGAGTACCAGTCAGCTAGCCAGCTCCAAGGTGTTACTTGCCAAACCAATGTTGGACTCAAATTTAGACCGTAAGCACGGACTAAATTGACCGCATGATTCAAAGGATCATGGTCCTTCGCAAGCGAAGGTATCCAATACCGGAAACGCCCCTTGAACCAGACCTTATCCGTGGTAACACGTGATAAGACTGATCTCACGGGAACTCCGGCAGCATACTTTGAAGAATCGTAAAACCCGCTACTTAAAGCAGGTGTTACTACCCCAGCGTAGTTTTCTACGACGGTAGAATCTCCAACGTTGCTGTTGTTGTACAAAACGCCTCCTCTATCCTGCCATTTTCCATTCTTTGATATAGCATCCTGAAGGGTGTTATTCAAATTCTGGTGGTGATTATATAAATCACGTAGGTCAGAGATAAAGGGAATCCACCCAAATTGGGTGTTCAGAAAGTGATCAGCTACGTCTCGAGGGGCAAAGCGAGTCGGATGACCGCCTAAACCTTTCCAGACAGTGTGAAAACCTTCTGCCGTCTTGCGCATAGTTTCTGGATTGTCACCCCCTTCATAGAGGGCTTGACCCAGATAATTACCGCCAAACGGATCCGGCTTGAACTTATTCCAAGCTGAGGCGCCAAACGGTGATGAATCTCCATATATGGAGTTAATGGGACTGTCATTCGTATTCGCGAGTTTAAAATCGGGAATCGAATAACCATGTCCCCAATTCGCTGGAGCGAAGCCACCCTGATAAACTTCTAACGCCCCAAAGGGTCGAAAGTCGTTACCCTCATAACGTCCAATATTTTGGACTTGAGGTTCAGGAATGTGGCATTTTACCGATCTGAAGTGACCTCCTGTACGATACTTGCCGCGTATCTTCTGATGAAGTACGTCGGCAGTTTTCTCTACAGAAGGAAAAGTAATCACTTCTCCGAAATCTCCTACGAGATTCGGCGGCGATCCCTGATACTCGAAGTACTTCTTACCGAGGTGCTCCGTAGAAGGGGGATCGATCTTTTCACGGTATCTGTTCCAAGGATGATCGTAAAGATAGACGTTGGGGGAACGATGCTTTCGCTTTCGTTTCCTCTTACGCTTCTTCTTGCGAGTCCTTTGAGGAACAGGCTCTAGGAATTCGTGTTGTAATCTGCGACGGCGCTGGCGATGCCAGCGTGCTGTGCCAGGAATGGCACCCGGCGCATTATTAAACACTAAATCATCATCCGGCATAACATCTCCTTTCGGAAAGTAAGGACGAGCTAACGTCCCTAGGGTAGCCCTCGTGAG